TCTAATATGGGTATACTTTTCTTTTGTATTGAAAAAATGCCTAAATCTACCATTTTTAAAAGTTGATTGTACCCAGTCATTTTAGTTTTTAAAAACATATCACCAATAGTTCTGCAACAAATAAAAGTATCAAAATTTATCCTTTCACTCTCAATTGACCTATTTAAAGATAATTTTAGATTTTCATCTTTTATCTTTTTTACTTGGTCTTTTTTCCGCATAATCGAGTTGGACTTACTTTTGATAGTATATTTTTGCTTATTGATGTTATTAATTAAAATTTTTGAATATAATCTCGTTTTTATAGTTTGTACACTATCTGATTTATGAAATAATACAGAACCACATCTACTATTTTGCTTTATACCATATAGTTTAGATATTTTTCTAATAGAAGAAAATGTTATATTTTCTTTTCCCCTCTTATTTTTAACAACTTTTATAACACCCATTTTTTTCATTATTGATAAGTGTTTTTTTATAGAGTTAGGAGAAACATCTATTAGTCTTGCAGCTTTTCTTAAAGAAAAGTCATATATCGTAGAATTGGAATAAAGATATTTTAATTTTATAAAATAAGAGAATGTTAAAATTTGGTCACATTCTATCAATTTATTTATAAAACTATGTGTAATTCTTACTTTATTCAAAAAATTAGATTTTTGCGAATATAATGTTATAAAAAATAAAAAACAATACCTTATTGTAAAATTAATTTCTATTTATAAAAAAGAGATAAATAATGTCTGTTCAAAGAAACATCAATAAAAGACTAAACGAAAACTATAAAAACACAAATTACTTACCTCAAAAATTATTATTAGAAGATATTGATAGAGGTATGAGAGATTTTATTGTAGATATAGGAATAACAGTAGAAAACGCAGATAAAAAAGCTGCAGAAGTACCAGTTATTTTTTTAACTCAAGAAAGATGGGCTGAATTTAAAATGAACTGGAAGTTTTTAAAGGATGAAAGTGGAGAAGAAATAACAATGCCTTTTATGACTCTAAGAAGAACAGGAGTTAGAAAAGGAAGTTCACCGCTAAAAAGAACAATACCAAAAAAATTAAAATTTCAATATGTTAAAATTCCTTCATTTGATGGGGTTTTAGGTGGGTATGAAATGTATAAAATACCTCAACCTACTTGGGTTGATGTTGAATATGAATTAAGATTTGTCACACATTATATGCAAGATGTAAACATTTCTTATGAAAAAATGTTAGAAGAAACTTATTCTGACGGTCAAGGATATATGAAAATAAATGGATATGATATTCCATCAATACTAGGAGACCCGTCTGAAGATAACACTGTAGACACTATAGATGCAGATAGATATTTTCAACTAGTATACCCTATAACTGTACATTCAAGAATAGTAGACCCGAATAAATTCGAGAGAGTTCAAACTGTTACAAAAATTTCTATAGAAATTCAAGAAGATGAATGTTAGTTTTATGTTTTTTTATCCTATTTATTGTAAAACATTATAAAATTTAAAATAATAAGCAGATGGCAACTATATTCGTATCACCGGGAGTTTACACTAGAGAACAAGATTTTTCAGTATTTGCTTCAAGAGTTGGATTAACAAAATTAGGGCTAGTAGGACTAACAGAAAAAGGACCTGCATTTGAACCTACCAACGTAAGAAGTACAGATGAATATCTTTTTAGATTTGGTAACACAAGCTCCTCATTAGCACTTCCATATGTAGCTAATTCTTTTTTAACTCAATCTAGTGAGTTATCAGTAACTAGAGTATTAGGAAAGGAAGGGTTTACAAATTCAAAAGCATGGTTAATAACAGCAGAAAGTGCTAATTCCGATTATAACGGAGCAACTATCGCTGTATTAAGAAGTAAATCTTCAGATAATGGAACAACTTTTTTACAATCAAATGAAACTGATTTAGAAATTGGAAACGTTACTGCAGGAGCTCCTTTATCTGACTTTACTCTTAGCGCTTCAACTGGGCCTTTTAGTGCTTATACTTTAAGTATGAACTTAGATGAAAGTACAAGCGGTTATATATTAAATGTTTTAGGTCAAAATCCTAAAAAATTAGCAGGAGACTATGGAGTTTATGTAGAAGCTATTTATTCTCATTTTGTAAGAGAAGCAGCAGACAGAGGCGACATAAGCGGTATAACTGCAAATCTAGTTTATACAGCTGCAGAAACTGCTTATACTGATTATACTTCTCCTTATACAAATCCATTTACTCCAAAAGTTGTGTCAAATGTAATTGGAGGTGAAGTTAGAGATTTGTTTACTTTCCAATCTATTTCAGATGGTAATGCAGCAAACAGAGAAATTAAAATATCTATAAGTAATATTGATGTAGTAACAAAAACATTTGATGTTGTTATTAGAGATTTTAATGACACCGATGCTAGTGCTTTCCAAACTGCTTTAGAAAGATTTAGGGGAGTAACAATGAATCCAAATGATAGAAACTATATAGCTAGAGTTATAGGTACTACAGATGAAGAATATCCTAGAAATTCATTATTTGTAACTCTTGATATGGAAGAAGGACATCCAACAAATGTTGTTCCTGCAGGTTTTAGAGGATACAAACAAAGACAAGTTGGAATGAGTGGAGAAACAGCTGCTCCTATGTATTATAAAACTTCTTATCTTTCTGGAGATTCTGTAAATAGAACTTTCTTAGGAATTTCAGAATTAGCTTATACTGGATTTACTTCAGACCAAGTAAGCTTTAGTAAAGTTATAAGTACAGTAGAAAAAGATTTCTTTAAATATATACCTTCTGAAGATAATGTAACAGTTAAAGGTTTCCACTTAGAAAGTACAGCACCAGCTGCAGGATTTACTACAGGAGATAAAGTTTCAATAACTGGCTACACAAAAGCACAACTTAAGTTTACTCTTGCTCCTTCAAAAGGTTTTGATGGATGGAATCAATACAAAGACCCTACTTTTACTTCAAACATTGCAGACTTATCAAATAGAAATGCATTTAAAGAAGCTATAGATAAAGTACAAAATCCAGAAGAAGTAGATATTAACTTATTTGCAACTCCAGGAATAGATTTTTCAACCAACGAAGAAGTTGTAAAGTATGCTTTAGAAAAAATAGAAGATAGAGCAGACACTCTTTATATAATGGATTCTCCTAGGCTTAGTGATGAGATTTCAAAAGGAACTCCAGAACAAGTTGTTCTTGCTATGCAAGATACAGGTATTGACTCTAACTATGCAGCAACTTACTGGCCTTGGGTACAAATAGAAGACCAAACAACAGGTAAGTTTGTTTATATATCACCTACTGCTGAAGTTGTTAAAGCTATAGGATTAACTGACAACATTGCATTCCCTTGGTTTGCGCCAGCTGGTATCAATAGAGGTACTATGGGAGATTCAGTTAGAAGAGCAGACGTTAAATTAAGCCAAACTGATAGAGATACATTGTATGATGGAAGAATAAATCCAATTGCAACTTTTGTACAACAAGGAGTTGTAATTTATGGACAAAAAACTCTTCAAATCAGACAATCTGCTTTAGATAGAATTAATGTAAGAAGATTACTACTTCAAATAAGAAGAGTGGTAGCTGCAACTTCTCAGACTTTATTGTTTGAGCAAAATGACCAAACATTAAGAGACCAATTCTTATCAAAAGTAGAACCTTTATTATTACAAATTCAAAACCAAAGAGGTTTAACTGGATTTAGAGTTATAATGGATGAGTCTAACAACCCACCTGAAGTTGTTGATAGAAACACATTAGTTGGTAAGATTCAATTGAAACCTACAAGAACTGCAGAATTTATTGATTTAACATTCCAAGTTCTTCCTACTGGTGCTAGGTTTGAAGACTTCTAACAATTAGAAATATATTTTATAAAGGAGGGTTTTTCCCTCCTTTTTTTTTAAAAAATAAAAAATTTTATAAATATAGTCCAATAATTTTTTTTGCTTAATATTTATAAATGATTAAAGAAACAATTAAATTATTATAAAATGGCTGTAATGTTTAGACCAGTTCCTGTAGAACAGGAACCAAAAAGAAAAAATAGATTTGTACTAGAGTTTCCATCAGAATTAGGGATTGAATCTTTTAACGTACAAACTTCAGGAAAACCTACGATAGAAATCGGAAGTACAGAAATTCCATATATGAACACTAGTACATTCGTTGCTGGTAGATATAAATGGCAAGCAATTGACATTGAATTTATTGATGTTATTGGACCTTCTACCACTCAAAAAGTAATGGAATGGGTTAGACTTCATGCTGAATCAGCTACTGGTAGAATGGGGTATGCAGTAGGTTACAAAAAGAATCTAGTATTAAAAGCATTAGACCCTGTAGGAGTTGAAGTTGAAAAATGGACAATGATTGGTTGCTTTATAACCAACGCATCTTTTGACGATTATGATTACAGTGCTGATGATATTTCAAAAGTTAAGATTAACGTACAGCCTGACAGATGTCTTCTTAACGCCTAATTAAACTTCTAATATTAATATAAAAAAAGGAGACTGTTTTAGTAACAGTCTCCTTTTTTGTTACTATTTATTTTAGAAGAATTTATCTTTTAATTATGGCTTATTTGAGGATTTATAGAGATTTTTATTGTATTCAGTCCATACCAGGCGTAACAGGAGACACTTATACGCTGATAAATGTGGAAAGTTTATCTTCTCAAGTAAAAGTTTTAGGAAATAATTCAGTAATTGAAAGTCCAATTGTTCAAAATGAATCAACAGGCAAATATTATGTTGATTTAAATCCAAATTATTACAATATAGATGATACTTATGAAATAAATTGGATAGTAAAATATACAAGTCAAAGTCCACAAAAGACTTTGATTACAAGATTTAAATTTAAACCTGTTGTGGTTGGTCAAAATGTAGATATAAGATTAAACACAGAAGAAATAAGGTTAGAAATAGTTAATAGTTAGAATATGGCAAGAGGAGAAAAACCATTTATAATAAAAAGAAATGACACAGCCCCAGCTTTAATAGCAACTATATATGACAAGGGTTGTTTAGGAGGTTGGAATAGATTAAACTTAAGTGCAGTTACTAGAGTGGACTTTTCTATGGTTGATGATTGTGGCGCTTTGATAGTTTCTTCTCAATCAGCTCAAACAATATCTGCTTCTAGTGGAATAATACAATATAATTGGAGAGAGGGTGATACTGCTATAGCTGGTAATTACACAGGAGAATTTGAATTGTTTTTTGGAGATGGAACAAAAATGTCTCTTCCTAGA